TCACAGCTGAGAGCAATTTTGGGTGTCTCGGTTTCTTTGTATAGTGATGCACAGCTGGATTCTTTTATAGATTCGGCTGAGCAAACGATTTTGCCTTTACTTACGCAATACCAATCATCGGTGACTTTTGCCAATGTGAGTGATTCCGTCATTTATTTCACCACACAGCGGCCAAATTATTTTGTGCCGGGTCAATCTGTTGTTGTTACCGGGGCCGGAACTTACAGCGCGACCTATACAGTCACCGATGATCGGATTGAGCCTTACACTTTTACAGCTGCGACTATTGCGGCTGATCGTGATTATCCGCTGCCATTTATTCCAGCGGCAACAGCAACATTGAGTGGATCATCGGCAGCCCAGCTGTACGCATCCACACCACCAATTGAAAATGCAATTTTGGTTGTGGCGGTCGAAATTTTCCAGAGCATTACAGCTCCCGGCAATCAAATCATGTCAGACAATTTTCAGCCATCACCATTTATTCTTGGCCGTAGCTTGAGCAACAGAGTCATCGGCCTCTTAGGCCCGTTTCTTGATGTCGAAACGATGTGTCAATGAGCATCGAATCAGCCATCCGCACACCACTTAAAACAGCACTTTCATCTATTGCTGCAAATGTGTACAACGGCATCCCAGAAACAATGACAAGCCCATCAATTTGCTTGATTCCGGATGCGCCATATTTGGAGAGCGTTTTAATCGGCAAAAACACGACCAAAGTAAAAGTCAATCTTACTGTTACCGGTGTCGTGGGATATGCCAACAATGCCGCAGCTTTGGACAATCTCGAAACATTGATGATTTCAATCATTGCAGCAATGCCAAATGGTTATGAAGTCGGAAATGTAAATCAACCTCAGCCTTTGGAAGTCGGTGCCGGTAAGTACCTCACGGCCGATCTCCAAGTATCCACATACTACAATCAATAGGAGAAAAAATGCCAACCACGATCATCACCGGCAGAAATGTGAGCTTTAGCATCGATGGGGATACTTTTGATGCACAAGCAACATCTGCAATCCTTACAGTCGATTCAACGATCAACACATACCAAACACTCGATGGCAAGGCGTACTTTACAACTGACACTCAAGGCACATTTGCTGTTGAGATGTTGGCGGATTGGGGCGTAGCCTCATCATTGTGCGAAATGCTTTGGAATCAAGCCGAGAACTCACCAAATACACCTTTGGCAGTTATTCTTGAAACTGAACCGGGCACAACTTTCAACTTTACTGTTCAGCCGATTTTCCCATCAGCTGGAGGCACAGCACCAGATGCACAGACTGTCTCAATGAGCTTTACCTGTGTAACCACACCAACATTGTCTTAGTAAGAGGAGATCGGGAGCATGAAACTAGCAATCACAATGGAATTCACCAATGGTGAGAGCGCGACTTATACCGCGCTCCCACCAGAGTGGATGAAATGGGAACAGAAAACCGGAAACACAATTCAGCAAGTATCTGAGAAATTGGGCATTGCAGATTTGATGTTTTTGGCGTATCACGCGATGAAGCGCGAGGCAGCTGGAAAGCCTGTCAAGCCTTTTGAAATTTGGTGCGAAACTGTAACTGACATCAACATGGGAGAAACCGAAAACCCAAAAGTTATGAGTCCGGATCAATAAACCGGATTCTTTGGGAATTGGCTATCGATACGGGATTGTCAAGATCAGAGTTTCAAACCGCTGAGGACATTTTAACCGCTTTCGAGATACTGAGGATCAGAAATGGCAACTGAGACAATCGCTTATGACAAAGCGGATCTGCGCCGTATTCTCGGTGCTTTCAAAGCCATGGATGATAAAGCTGTACAACAAGCAAAAGGCGTTTCCAATGGCTTGGCTACCTACTTACAAAGCAAAATTGTTTCAGCTGCATCAGGTACATCAAACCAAGCTGATGATCGAATTGCTCAAGGATCGCGCGTAAGCAAATCATCCAAAATTGGCGAAATTTCATTTGGTTTTGTTTCTCAGAAGTTTAGCGGTGGCGGCACAACGCAACAGCTTTGGGGCGGCTATGAATTTGGTTCAAACAAATTCAAACAATTTCCTCGATGGTCAGGCCGTTTTGGTCGTGGTTCGCGTGGATGGTTTATCTATCCAACTTTGCGTGTTGAGCAACCACACATCATCGCTCAATGGGAAAATGCATTTACTAAGATTTTGAAGGAGTGGTGATGGCCGGTCAATCAAGAACGCTTAAGCTCTCGATTCTCGGTGATGTCGATCAGCTCAAGAAAAGTCTCAATACAGGCACAAAAGAGGTCGATGGATTTGCTGGGAAACTTGGTGGCTTTGCCAAAAAAGCCGGTGCAGCTTTTGCCGTAGCTGGAGCAGCTGCCGCAGCCTATGCCGGCACATTGCTTGTTGATGGTGTCAAATCTGCCATTGAGGATGAAGCTGCTCAGGCCAAATTGGCAACCACATTGGAAAATGTCACTGGTGCCACAAATGCCCAAATTAAAGCTGTTGAGGATTACATAACACAAACAGCATTGGCCAATGGCATCACCGATGATGTTTTAAGGCCATCGCTTGATCGACTCGTGAGAAGTACAAAAGATGTCACCAAAGCTCAAGAATTGCAGCAACTAGCACTCGACATTTCAGCCGGTACAGGTAAAGATTTGTCGGCCGTTTCTGAGGCTTTAGGCAAAGCCTATGACGGCAACCTTGGAGCTTTGAGGCGTTTGGGTGTTGGCATTGATGATTCGATTATTAAGTCAAAGAATTTTGATGCAGCCGCAGCTGCCTTGTCTAAGACTTTTGAAGGTCAGGCATCAAAGCAAGCTGAGACATTTCAAGGCAAAATGGCGCGGCTAACTGTCGCATTTGATGAAGCCAAAGAAACTGTCGGATCGTATGTGCTTGATGCGCTGACACCATTGATTAGCAATTTTGTGGACAAAGGCATCCCGGCAATTCAAGATTTTGCAGACAATTTAGGCAAAACATTGGGGCCAGCATTTGGCCAGATTTTTAATGTGATCAAAAAAGATTTGTTACCTATTTTGGTTTCATGGTGGAAATTCTTGTATGAGGAAGTCACCCCAGCTATTGGCGGTGTTGTTGGGCCGATCCTTGAAGGCTTAAAAATTGCATTTGATAAAATCAAAAAAGCAATCACGGACAATTCAGCGGAATTGCAGCCATTTTATGATGCGCTGGCAAAAGTATGGGAATTCATCAAAAAGTATTTGGTGCCACTTTTGGGAGCTCAATTCAAAACAGCGCTTGAAGCCATCGGCACAATTGTCGCTGGCCTAGTCACAGGCTTTTCAAAGCTAGTCGGTTTTATTTCAAACACGATCACCAAAATGAGAGAATTTGTAAATTTCATCAAGGATAACCCGGTCACGCGCTTTTTCTTTGGCGATTCCGGTGATAAGTCTTTGAAGGTCGGTGCAGGTTTTGACATGGGTGACACGGGATCGGCCGGAGGCGGATTTGGTACAGGTGGAGGATTCATGCCATCGGCTGCATCTCCAACATTTACAGGTGCTCCACTTGATGCATATTCACCAGCCATGCAAGCTGCAATTTTAAGGCGCGAGGAATTAAAGGCAGAAACCGAAAGATTGAGACAAGCCCGAGAGGCAGCCGCAGCTGCCCGATTGGCGGCCACAGGTGGGCTTTCAACAAGTGAACGCATCACCATCAATGTAAGCGGTGCAATTGATCCAGAAGGCACAGCACGGACAATTGTGGACACACTTAACAATTCTTACTACCGAGGCACGCTTGGTGCTGGAGCGTTGGTTGCTGTCTGATGACTGTTTTCAATCCTATCTGGAAAGTCATCATTGGCGGTGTTGAATATCAAACCGCTATTTTGGCCAATCTTACGATTACCAGCGGTCGCACAAACATTTATGAGCAAGCAACGGCAGGATACACAAACCTCGAAATTATCAACCTTGATCAATCAAATGTTCCAATTGAAATCAATGATTCGCTGACAATTGAATTGCAAGATTCAACAGCGACATATGTGCCGATCTTTGGCGGTTCTGTTGTTGAGGTTGGAATTTCGGTAGCTGAGGTGGGAAGCGTTGATTATGCACAGCGCATCAACATCATTGCATTGGGTGCATTGGCCAGATTGCCAAAGTCATTAACGGATGGTGTGTTATCCAAAGATTTTGATGGTGATCAGATTTTTGAAATTTTGAAAGATGTATTGTTTGACTCATGGCAGGAGGTTCCTCAAGCCTTGACATGGGCCACTTACGATCCAACAACCCAATGGCAAGATGCAGAAAATTCAGGATTGGGCGAAATTGATCGTCCAGGCAATTATGAGCTGGCCGCTCGATCAAGCTCTCGCACCGATGTTTATTCTTTGGTTTCAGCTTTGGCCACATCGGGATTGGGCTACATTTTCGAGGATGCTCAAGGCCGCATTGGCTATGCAGACAGCACACACCGCACCAATTATTTGGCAGCCAATGGGTATGTCGATCTAACGGCAAATCACGCTTTGGCACCGGGTTTGAGCATCCAGCAACGCGCAGGTGATGTGCGAAATTCAATCACGATTCAATATGGTGCCACATCATCAGCCGAGGAATCTGCCAGCGATCCAGCATCGATTGCTTTGTTTGGCCAATTGGCTCAAATAATCCGCACGACATTGGAGAAAAAAGTCGATGCGGAGGATCAAGCCGATTTTTATTTAAGCCTCAGAGCTTATCCACGCTTTAATTTCAACAACATCACATTTGAGCTGACAAATCCAGAAATCGATGATGCTGATCGGGATGCCTTGATCAATGTTTTCATGGGTATGCCAGTGAACATTGCCAATCTGCCACTCAATATGAATTCCGGAGATTTTCTGGGTTTCGTTGAAGGCTGGACATTTTCGGCCCGATACAATCAGGTCAGCATTTCAATGATCGTCTCACCCGTTGCATTTTCATTGCAGGCAATGCGTTGGAACGATGTGCCGATTGTTGAAGCATGGAACACAGTCAATCCAACTTTGGATTGGATAAATGCCACAAATGTGGCGTAAGGAGAAAACAAGTGGCAAACCCGACAACGAATTATGGTTTTGTTTTACCCAGCCCGACAGATTTAGTGACGGACCTTCCAGCTGATTTTGATGTTGCATTGCAAGGTGTGGACACAAGGTTAAAAGCATTGCAACCCGGCACAACAGAAGGTGATCTTGCTTATTCATCGTCCACAGCTAACACAAACACGCGTTTGGCGATTGGCACTACCGGGCAGGTTTTGACAGTAGCTGGCGGAGTACCTTCATGGGCAAGCCCAGCGACCGGAGGCACATCATGGACATTGCTCAACGCAGGTGGCACAGCTTTAACAGGAGCACAAACAATTTCGGTTTCGGGCATTTCCGCCAAAAACGATTTGTTTATTCTTTTCAGTGGTGCATCATCTGCATCGGCACAAACAGAAATCAGAATTAGATTCAATGGCGATGCGGCTGCAAATTATTCAACTTTCGGATTGAAAAACGCTAATCCGACAACTTATGCATCCACAACAACTTTTAACGAAGAAAATCAAAACGGAAATAACCACATCCGTTTGGCACAAACAACAACGAACGCAAATAGTACGGCATCGGGGTTTTTGCGAGTAAGTGGTGCAAACACTTCAGGACCGAAACTATGTCATGGTGCTGGCGGTGCAGATCCTGCCGGCGGTAATGCTGGCGTTCAGTATGTTTCGGGCGGTCTTTGGTCAGGATCGGCAGCAATCACAAGCATTGCAATCATTTCAGAATTTGGCAATTTTGATGCTGGCACAGTTTATGTTTATACAAGCGCATAAGGAGAAATCATGAAAATCATTGAACGCACATTTGATGCAATTACTGGTGAAACAACTGAAACAGAACGCAATGAAACAGCTTCCGAAAAAGCACAGCGAGAAACGGCTGAGGCCAATGTACAAGCTGCAATTTTGGCGGAAACGACAAAGGCAGCTGAAAAGGCTGCATTGCTTGAGCGTTTAGGCATCACAGCCGATGAAGCGGCTTTGTTGCTTTCATGACATTTCCACAAGGCACATTGCCGCGTTTAATTCAGGTCGCACTCGCTGAAGTGGGTACAGCTGAAACCGGCAACAATGAGACGAAGTATGGCAAGCACATGAAAGCCGACAAGCTGCCATGGTGTGGGTCATTTCTTAATTGGTGTGCCGATCAAGCCGGGGTCAAGGTGCCCAATGTTGTCAGCACACGAGCTGGAGCGGAGGCATTTCAAAAGCGCAAGCAATGGCACACAACACCAAAGATTGGTGATTTTGTTTTCTTTGATTTTATCGATGATGACAAAACAATCATCAATCACATTGGCTTAGTAATCCGCTGTTCAGAAAAACAGATTGTGACCATTGAAGGCAACACATCAGGCCGTGGCGATCAGCGCAATGGTGGCGAGGTTATGGTCAAATCAAGAGCTTTGGGAGCAAGGTCATTTGTGGTCGGCTACGGCCGGCCTACTTATGAGCCATTTACCGGTGATTTACCGGATCGACCAAAAGGAGAAAAATAATGGAGCAAGCAAAAGCAATTGCAGCATCATGGGCGCGGTCATATATCGCAGCTGCATTGGCCGTGTACATGGCTGGTGGGGATCTTAAGGCAATGGCAATGGGTGGCGTTGCAGCTGTCGTGCCGGTCATTTTGCGTTGGCTGAATCCGGCTGACAAAGCTTTCGGATCAACGGGGAAATGATCCCGAAACTACGCGCGGCAGGTTTAGCTTTGATCCTTTCGCTAAGCCTTGCCGGGTGTGGTTATGACGGATGGGTTAGATACCCATGCCAACTGCACGAAAATTGGGAAAACAAAGAGTGCCAGAAACCACAATGCAAGGTGACTGGTACCTGTTCCGAGGATTTAATAGGCGATGGCTTCGAAAAGTAAAGAGCGATTAAGCCAAGAGGACATCAAAGCTCGCTTGATGTTTTTAATTGGCTCGGTGTTGGCCATTGTGTTTCTAATTGTCACTTTAGGCATCACTTACGCATTGATTTTTGTGACACAGCCAATCGGCGCACAAGCTCCCAATGATGCAGCTTTCATTGATCTGCTCAAGACTTTGGCAATTTTTCTCACTGGGTCTTTGGGTGGGGTTTTAGCATCAAACGGCCTTAAAGACAAGACCAAATCCGAATACGAAAAAACTATTGAAAAGCGTTTTACGGGTAACGACACGCCATGATTTAAGCGTGATTGTTGAATTTGTCGGCTGATCCTGTCACTCTCTCTTTTGGGAGCGAAGCACAGTAGTTCCCGAATCGGGAGCAATACAATGAACGAATTATCAATTGTGATCTTTATGATCATTGCTGGAGCCTTTTGGGCTGTCATGAGCTACGCGGTCGGATTTAAGGAAGGCCAGCGACAAGGCTATACACGAGGCCGGGCGGTTGCACGCCATGCTGTCTCAGCTGATCGTAAGGTGAACAACTAATGGCCGGATTTTTAGAAAACTACGAAGGCAACAAAGAGCGCACAGACCGCTGGATTGCCACATTTGCAAATGGACGGCTTGAAACTCACATTGTTGAATTTAACGCTGACAAAGGCTTTGTGTTGGTACAAGCCAAGGCATGGCGCAATCAAGAGGAAACAGAGCCAGCCGGTATTGATTACGCTTTTGGCTATCGTGAGGCTTACAACCCAAACATGAAACGCTGGTTTGTTGAGGATACTGTCACATCAGCTTTGATGCGTGTGATGGCCTTGGTTATGGGTAACACAGAAAAAGCCACAAAAGAAACCATGGAAAAAGTCAATGCAGCTGATGTTTATGATCCATGGGCTACAAAGTTTGGTGATGTGCCAAGCTACAAAACAGCCGATGAAGCTGAAATGTCAGGCACACCATCATTTGGATCATCACAAGAAACGCCAGCTGCGCCAGAGTGCCACCATGGGCCAATGCGTTGGAATCAAAGCAAGCCCGAAGCACCGAAATCATGGGGCGGTTACTTTTGCAGCGAGAAAACAAAAGAGAATCAATGCACACCGCGTTGGTATGTCTTACGCAGCACCGGCAAATGGGAGCCACAAGTATGAGCGACTTTGTTGAGATCATTTATCCTCAAGAGATGAAAGCCAGGTTGATGTGCAATGGCGAAATCGTTGAGGAATACAAAATCGAGCAATGTGACAAATGTTCACAGCTAAGGCGATTAGATCATTTTGGCTACCAAAAAGGCTATGACAAGCAAGACAACATCATTTGGTTTTGTGGTGATTGCCGATGATAGATCGCATCGAGGAAGTGCAATGCATGATTGCAGCGATTCAACATTGCCATGATCGATC